ACTGACATGCCAAGTGGAGTGACATCGGAAAACAGAGTTGATTTGTATCTCATAGATTCAGATGGATTACTGCAAAGACGCGAGAACGCACACGTTATTCAGCACGAAATGGCTCACGCCATATTATTTGATGTATATGGAAGTTCAGGTGGATTATGGGTAGACCTCGTACACGATAATCAAAAAACATTTAAACTGAATATACTATTTAATGGCAAGAAACAATTTGAAATGAATGTTGTTGATATAAGACCGTACCTTAAAAAAATACAATTAGCCTGATATTATCTCATTACTAGGATTAATTAAGATAGTCCCTTAATTAAATAAATTAAGTATTGGATATTATATAAGAATATGTCTACTGAAAATATAGAAAATTCCTTACCAAAGAAAACCCTAGAACAGGTGTTACGACCTGACAAAGCTTATTCTGTTAGAGAAATTGCATCTTTATTAGGAATACAAGTTAACTCTACTAGACAAAAATTAAAGAAAGCCTTGGATAAAGGAATTGTAACAAAACATGTTGTAGATAGACAAGTTCTTTGGGCATTGAAAAATTTGCCAGAGCAACCAAATCTACAAACTTAAATATTTTTTTTTATGAAAAACTCTTTAATAGAATCATTAGGCGATTTATTTGATAATGCAGCACAAAGACATTGTTCTGAAGGAGATAGTTGTTACGTCGGTACCTGTCCTGTTAACTGTCTTGTTCCTTTGGTTAGTGTTCATTTAAAATATAGATTATTTTTTATGTTATATGGTGATTGTATGGTCTTGAAAAGATTAGCGAAGTGTTGTTAATGGCTGCTCCAGGATGGTATAGATCAACTAATTTTGTAACACATGTATTACCAAATCATAATATTGTTGTACCCAAGAAGATCAGACTACGCCTAGCAGAAAAGCTGGGAGTACCTATAAACGATTTAGAAGGGTGTTTCCTACATTTTGAAATTAAGGCTATCCAAATTAAAGATAAAGAATGGATAGAATTATCGCTGACAAGCGAAAAAGAATTAAAAAAGGAGAAACAAGAAATAAATGACAACAACAGACTTGCAGACTAGATTGCAACATATTGCAACACAGTCAGGCAAAAGTTTAATAGAAGTTCAAGCTGCTTTTAACGAAGCATTGAAATCAATTCCTCCTGGAACAACAGATTCTAAGAAAAATTCTTTGGCATTAAAGTTAACTCACAAGAATTTGACTGGTGGTTCTAAATCACAAGCAATATCTTTTGAAGCAGTAATCTTTGGTGCTGATAGAACAAGGGATATGATGGAGAGTATTAGAAAGAATGCTATTACTCAATATTCACAAAATCCTCAATTAGCTGTAGAATCTGGACTAGTTCGAGTAGAAGGAGACAAGATTGTCGTTCTAAACAACCTTAAAGAGTTTAATGGTAAACCAAATCCAAACTACGGCAAACCGAGACCAGAACATCTTCATACTAGGGATTTAATAATTGTAGCAAGAAAACCAGGAGAACAACAATGGATTCCAGGAAGGTTACAATTAAGAGGAGATCAATGTTCTTTAGCTGTCCCGATTGGTAAATTCGTTGAATTTAGAGCTTTAGGGGAAAAAGTTAATGGACAATATAAACTGAGATCTTCAGTCGTTACACAATTCACTCCAAAATCTGAAATTCCTACAGAAGAACAGATAAGAATTCTAGAAACTGCTTTTGCAACTAATGTGAAAGAATTAGGTGAAGGAATTACATATCATAAAAGTCTTTTAGGAAAACCAGGATTCTATGACCGATTGTTAATAGCAACTGGTGTAGTAAAATACATTAAATTTGCTAGTGACCCATCAAAGAATCATATGGTAGTTCTTTCAGACGATTCATTAGGAAAAGATGAAGGAGTAACAGTTTGGGTACCAAATAACTTGAGAAGCCTAATTAACTTTGGAAGAGATTCTATTGTTACAATAGTAGGACAAACAAGCATCGGTGCTGGATGGGATTTCGAAAAGAAAGTTCCTTTGCCAAACGTAGAACGACTAATGATAAATGCTTATAGCATCTTTGGACAACCTGGCTTGACAACTATAGTTGAAGAGCAAGGACCGGACCTCCTGTAAAGGAGAATCCTTTTATTTTTTTAAGTGATTATAATGGAAATCAGTAAAGAAGAAATAGAATCATATTCTAAGGTTGCAGAACCGTCTTCCATTAACAGTACCTTGATTTTTTGGTGTGAGTTATGCACACAAAATATCACTATCACTAAAAAGGATGAGACTGGTAATTTTGCCCCGCAGAATATTTGTCCTCATATAATTCTCAAAAAGGCATATTAATATGGCACCTGAAGAAGTTAAATTAAAAACAGAAACAGCTCCAACATTGGATCTCTTTACTCCTATTGAAAAAGCTTTACAAAAAGCTGGAATAAGAGCTTTCTTTTGGGGAGAATTTGGAACAGGAAAAACCTACTCAGCGTTATCATTTCCTGAACCAGTTTATGTAATTTCTACAGAAGGAGGAGTAACTCCTCTTGCACAACACTTTAAAGGAAAGGATATTAGAATATTAGAATGTTCAGTTCCTTATGGTGAGAAACCTGTAGTGAAATCAACTGGACAAGAAGTAGATGAACCTTTTGTTGTAGATCCTGTACTGTCTTTAGAAAAAGTTGAACAAGCTACAATAGCTTTACAAAATGTTAGTAAAGGTACTATAGTAATTGATTCAGTTTCTGATATTTGGGAGTGGCTAGGAAGTTGGTTGCATTACAATGCAGCAAGAAGTGTGTCAAAAAGTTCCGGTAAAGAATTTATGATGCAAACAGAATGGCAACATGCTAATGCCAAATATAAGGTTTTAATGTTTAGATTACTAACAAGACCTTGTAATGTAGTATTAACTGCTAGATCTTCGCCAGTTTACCAAGATGGAAACATGACAGGAACTTCTAAAGCAAAGACACAACAAAATACACCATATTGGATGGATCTTGTAGCACAATTTCAGAACAGACCAATGCCTGAAGGAACCTCAGGAAAATTAGTTAATAAAAGAATAGTTACTATTACCAAATGTAGATTTGGTGATGTACCTAATCCTGTTATTGAGGACTTGACCTATGATAAATTGAAAACATCTCTTAAAGGAGTTGTTCCTGATGGAGTGTTTCAATAAACCTTTTTTTTATGATAAAAATGAATAAATGCACAAATATCATCAATGGGTATTGCATAAGGATGGATATAGATTCTGTTCTATTTGCAAATACCGACAAACTAATCAAGGTGTTTTAATTGGAGAACACACAAGAAAATCTAAATACAGTACACAGTGGCATAGTGGCAATACGACACATGTGTCAAGACCAAGAAGCTTTAGTGAAGGCATTAGATATTCTGAGGAAAGAAAAAACTGGAACCGATCTAATTTTTCAACACCACAAAGCAAAATTAAGAGAACTTCAAGACGTAGAAGCTCTTTTGGAACAACTGCTCCCTCAGAGCAAAAATATTACAGAAAATAATAAATTAACTGTGACATAACAATGGCACGAGAAAAACATTCTGAACTAGAAAAATATCAAAAAGCTTTAAGCGATGCTGTTAGAGCTATTAATGAATCTGATGTAGAACTAACTCCTAAAGAACAAGCTGCATTAATAAAGACCCTTGGAGGGATGACGGCCAGAGAGATGGAGAAATTGACAAAAATGTTCTTTGATTCTGATGGACCAGAACTAGCAGATTCTATTAGAAAGCTAATATCACCTTTTAGAGCCACTGATAGAACCACAAAAGATACAAAAGGCAGGAAATAATCCTTCCTTTATTTTTATTTATCTGATTAGTACCTTTTTTTATCCAATTACTTTATTAAATTCTTCATAGGAATTATTATTATGGAAAATAAGTTATGTGATATTATAGATTGTCCTAACGAGGCTATAAAAACATATATTTCTAGTTTAGTTATGGGAAATAAAAAATATTATTGTGAAGACCATAATACTTGGATACCAAAGTTTAAAGATTTTACAATAAAAGAATCAGGAACAACAGATTTAGGATTTTTTATTGAATACTATCAATCTCAAGGAGTTCCTGAGAAAGTAATAATGGATATTATCGAAGGCCTAGAACTTCTAAAAGAGAAAAGGCGGAGAGAGAAGTAATTAATGCAAGGAATAACTTTTATACAATGTACTTCTTGTCCTAATCAATTTAGGAAAGGAACAGGCCATTTAGTAGCCTGTTGTTGTGGAACAAAACCTATATGCGATGACTGTTATAAGAGATTAAAAGTTGAAGGAAAGATAAAAGACGCCAAGTTTAAAGATAAAGACCTTTCACCCGGAGTGGCAAGGAGTATGAGATAAGTTGAGTATAAATAAAATGTTTTATTTTGCAATAGCCTTTATTATTGCGTTAGCTATTATAATGTCAGCACATTATGCTTTTGCAGATAATTCTACTTATATAATTAATAACAATTACTATATAGATGATGAATTAACTAAACAATTAATAGCACAAATTGAACATACTAATTTCCTATTAAATGAACAAATAAAACAACAGCACCATCATTCCCTTCTATTAGAACGACAGAATAATATGACCTATGTTATAGGAACTCTAGTCAAAGGGATTTACAAAACACAAGAAAATATTTATGAAACTTTACAAGCATTAATACAATTGTTAGCAACTATGGCAAAAATGGCATGACCTTGGTAGTTAACCTTTTTGGTGGACCAGGTAGCGGGAAATCAACTATAGCTGCTGGAATATTTTCTTTATTAAAATTACACGGAATTAATGCAGAACTTGTTACCGAGTTTCCTAAAGGAGCTGTCTGGGAAAAGAGATTTAAAGTTTTAGAAAATCAGCTTTATATCCTAGCAAAAGAGTATCATTCAATATGGAGGGTTTATCAGAATCCTGAAGTTGATGTGGTTATAACAGATGGCCCTATAATACTATCTTTAGTTTATGGTCAAGGTAGTGAAACCTTTAACAAATTAGTTTTAGAAACTTATAGAAAATTTAAAAATAAGAATTATCTTATATCAAGAACGAAAAAATATAACCCTTCAGGTAGAAACCAAACTGAAGAACAAGCTGATGATATAGCTAGGGTTACTAAAATTGTTTTAGATGGTTATGGTATTCCATATGAAAGTTATAATGGAAACTGGTTAACTATAAATAAGATAACTAATGAAACTCTTAATGAGCTTGGTATACAACAACAAATTGGATTACATGATGTTGAAGAAAGGGATTTGAATGATGGTTAAACATATAAAAAAGGTAATACCTCCACCTGCAGAGTTTGAATTTTGGTTATATTGTGCTTTCATAGATTATTGCGGATCTAAGAGGTTGTTAAGAATTGATTAAATTAATTTTAGACTATCCAATCTCTTATGTTTATGTTGCACAAGGAGATGCTACGTTTTGTCTTCCTCAGTATTATAAAGAAAGTGAATTTTATAGAACTACTATAAAAGAACTACAAAAAAATGGAAGAGAAATCATGCTCGATAACGGAGCTTGGGAATTTGGTAGGTCAATGCATCCTTTAGAATTCTTAGAAGTTGTAAAGGAATTAAAACCAACTTGGGCAGTTATTCCTGATGTGATGAAAGATGCCGCAGAAACAGAGAAATATGCTACAACTTTTCTAACAGCTTTAGCTTTAAAACCTATACCTGAAACTAAATTTATGTTTGCTCCACAAGGAAAGAACATTAAAGAACTGGTAACTTGTTATAATAATATAGTTTCAAGATTCTACACATTAATTGATATGTTAGCTATACCTAAACATGTAGGAAAGATTATTAACAGGGTCAAGTTTACAGATCATCTTTGGGAAAAGGCTATTATTAAATTCCAAAATGTACATTTTTTAGGATTTCATTCTATGAAAGAATTGGAATTTACAGCAGAACAAAGGAATTGGAACTTGTTTTCTATTGATACAAAATTTCCAATAAAGAAATCTTTTGGATTTGGATTTAAAAACGAGGATGATTATTATAGAACAACTAGACCTCTAGGGGTGATGCAACTAGAACAATCAGTGGCAATTTTCCAACGAAGTTTAGGAGATACAGGATGGTAAATATGATGCGATTATGAAACCTAAAATTATTAGAGTTCCTTGGGAAGTGATAGAAGATTGTTGCAAAATTATTGCTGAGAATATTAAAGGACAAGATCGTAATACTCTTATTTTAGGAATTAAAAATGGAGGAGTTATCCCAGCTATGATTGTTCATAAACTGTTAGGAACTCCTTATACGTTTGATATTATAGAAGGTTATCCTAGAAATGCTGAATATGTTTATGCGAAAATGAACGGTTATAAGAATGTGCTTTTTATAGATGATATTAATGATTCAGGAGATACTATAAATAATTTTGGCAAATTGATTAAAAAGGCTTGTGAAATGCATCCTTCCTTTGATCCTAATTTTGCTTTCTTTACTTTATTTGCAAGAAAATCTTCTAACGCTGTTTCAAATAGTGCACTTGTTGTTGACCATGAAAACTGGTTTAGGTTTGCATGGGAACTTCAAGAGCAACCTAAAAGAAATAGGGATTTGCTTCAATGCAAGTTCCCGCGGCTTGGATAGGTAAACAAGCTAAAATAATAGTAGAAGTTTAATTATTACTTTTACTAGGGCAATTTAATGAAATATCGTAAAATAGATGTAGTGAGGCAAGATTTAACTTCATCACAAAATCTTGTTGTTATAGCTAGGAGAGAAGACGGACAAAAGTTTGAAATTAAAGTAGAAAATCTTCCAAGTTATTTTTTCCTTCCTATTAAACCTGAATATCCACCTAATCTATTAGCCAAAGTAAAGAGCATAGAAGGAGGATATAAATCTATTTATGGAAAAGAGTTATGGAAAATTACTACTTGGAAATCTCAAGATACTAATCTTTTAAGAAAAGGATATGATCATCACGAAGCTGATATCCTTTGGACTGAAAGAGCTTGTATTGATCTTAAACTAACAGACGGTTTTAGATATGAGAATAATCAAATAATTCCTGATAACGATGTTGATCATATAAAGTTAAGAACCTGGGTTTTGGATATAGAGGTTATTACTCCTCCTAGTGTTTTCGCTAGTTATGAAAATCCTAAATATCAAACAGCTTGTATAGTTTTTTATGATTCTTATGATAAAAGGATATTTACTTTATCAACTAAATATGTCGATGAAAAAACAATGTTTGAAGAACTGTTCCAATTATTAGAAGAAAAGAAACCTGATATTATTACTGGATGGAATATTTCTTTTGATATTTCTTGGTTATTGAAAAGAGCAGAAGCTTTAAAGTTAGATCCTAGAAGATTTTCACCTATTAAACATTATATAGCTCCAAGGGAATACCAGAGAATGCATGGGTTTAAAATTGTCATAGCAGAAATTCCTGGAATAATTGTATTTGATGGATTGGAAGCTTATAAAATAAAGAAAAATCCTTCAGGACAATTAAGCAGTTATAATTTACATAGTGTAGCAGAAAAAGAATTAGATAATTTACAATGGGAAGATTTAGGATCCAGGATAGAAGAATCTTGGAAAAAGAACCCACAAGATGTAATTGACTATTGTAAACAAGATGTTGATGTAGAACGACAAATTATATTTAAAGAAAATCTTATTGACCAATCCTTGACTCTTTGTAGATTGAGTGGTTGTACTTTGCCACAGACTACCAAAAAAGAACAGATTATTGATCACGCTATTTTGCTTAGAAGAGGAAATAGGATTTTACCTTCTAAGAAAAGGTCTATATTAAAAGATCAAGGAATAGATTATTTACCTGAAGAAGTTAAAGTTAAAGGAGCAGTGGTTTTAAAACCTTCTCCTGGAATTCATTATAACATAGGAGTATTTGATGCAGCTGCCCTATATCCTTCTATAATTGTTGGATTTAATATTTCACCTGAAGTAAAGGATGTTAATGGATCTATAAAGATTCATACAGAATGGGATGAAGAAAAGAAGAATAATTTAACAGGAAAGAAAGAGATTTTGCATGTTGTAAAGGATTTTGCGTTTAAAAACCCAAAAGAACAAATAGGAATTATCCCTGAAGCTATCAAGGAATTTAGAGAGTTGAGAGAACAGGTGAGAGAGAGGAAAAGACTGGCTGAGGAGCAGTATGGCCATGATTCACCCCAATTTAAAGCTTTAGAAGAAGAGGATACTGCTGATAAATTTATTATAACTTCCTTTTATGGAGTAAATGGGTTTGCAGGATTTAGGCTCTATGATCCTGATTGTGCTAATGCAATAACTGCAGTTGGAAGACAGTTTATTGAAGGACTGGTTCCTTACCTAGGGAAGAGAGGGTTTCCAGTAGAATATGGTGATACAGATTCTGTGTTTGTTAAATTAAATACCGTTAATGACGGCGATACTGTTAGTAAATTAATTTCAGAATTCCTAACTGAAAAATTAAGATCTATGGGAGTTAACGAAGGAGCTATACAAGTTAAATTTGAAAAATTCTTTGAATGGTGTATTTTTAAACAAAGAGAAATTAGAAAAGGAGTTTATGAACCAGTAAAGAAGAAATATGTGGCCCATATGACATGGACTGAAGGACTTGGTGGAAAAATGGAACCTACTGATTATATGTATATTAGAGGATTTGAAACTAGACGATCAGACAGTAGTCCTATATTAAAAGATACTATGAAACAATTTTTTAATTATATGCAAAAAAATCAATTTGATGAAGCTATTAAAGTTTTAAAAAAGGTAAAGAAAAATTGGAATAACTATTCTCCAATAGATATTGCTATCCCAAAGAAAATAACAACTTTAAACCCTAAAACAGACAATCCTTGGATTAGAGGAATTACCTATGGAAAACAACTTGGATGGCGATATGATGATCAAAGTGCAGTGCAATTACTTTATCTTTCTTATTCTGGAGGAAAGAATATGGATGTGATATGTTTACAAAAACATCATTCATTACCTAGCGATTTTAAAATAGATTACAATATGATGTTTGAAAAAGTTATACAAAATAAATTTGAGGATTTAATTGATGCTATGGGGAAAGATTGGAAGATTGATATTGAAGGACTGAAAACTTTAGAAGGATGGTTTTGAAAATATTACTAATTGAGTGGACGCATGTTTAATAAAGTAAAAGATCCTTATGAAAGATATAAGCTATGGTTAGATTTTATAAGAGATTTATCAATAATTGGAGGAGGAATAACCGGTAATATTATTATCATTACTTTGGTTTTATCTAGTAAATGACTTTTTATGATAGTTTTAAAAATACTATTTGCAAGGCATTCTCTAGTTTTTGGAAGTGGTATTCTTCCAAATTAGTTCATTCTGTAACGATTACTCTGATAGTTCATCTGTTACAAATTCCACATTTTATATGGGCAGGAGATGTTTATTTAAGAATAGGAATGATTTCTTATATCAATCCTGTAATTGATTTCCTTTTATACGGCATAGATTTAATAGAACTTCCTAGTTTATTTAATGTGTTATTGCTGTGGTTATACCATGTGAAAAACAAGAAAACCTTTACCAAACCAACATAAGGTTACCTTGTAGAATTTGCCGACATGAATCAGCTTGTGTTACACAGGGATATTGTATAGCACATTATAAAGAATTGTTAACAAATGTGATATTAAATGGTTGATTATCCTGAAGACGATGATGATATTATCGATAATGCGTTCGATTTGAGATCAGATATGCCTCCTGGAATATTCCAAGACACCGAGCCTGTTGATCCTAATACTATAGTAAAAGGATGTAAAGCTTGTATTTTTTCTGTTTACGAATATCCTGAAAATAAAACCAAAGGATTTTGGAATTTCTGTCCTACATGTGGTTCAATGCTAGAAAAAGGAAGGATTATAGACTTTCATCCGGAAAATGTAGATGACGGCACTTAAAAAATATATAAAAGAAGTTATCAATCTAATGTTTGATGGGATTGATAATGTTCCCTGTTTAAATTGTGAAGAACCTACCTATATTAGATATGATAGGAAATATAAGGGATTAGTAGGAAGTTGTACAAAGTGTGATATTAGTTGGCGGGAAAGTTAGATAAAAAATTAATTCCTATAAGAAAGACAGCTTTCTTAATGTATAAACATTGCCCTAAACAATTTGAATTTTTCTACAATTCAGGGGATTATTATAACTATGGAGAATCTAAAGGAGCTTCTCCTGCTTTAATAAGAGGAACAGCGTTTCATAAAGGATGTGACAAGTTCTTTAATGGGTTTGATGTTAATTATTGTAAAGATTTAAATTCAAAACAAATTGGAGAATATATGAGCCACCATATTCAAGAAACTAATGACGATGAGATTAATACCTGGTTTAGCTTCTTTTTAGAGTATGAGCAAAGAAGGTTTGAACAATTAAGAGAGGAAAATAAATTGCAATATTATTTACCAGCAGCAAAAGAACTAGAAATATCCATGCCTGATTTAATAGATAGGACAGGTCATGTTGATAGAATAGATCAAATTTCTGAGGATGAGTTAATGATTGTAGAATATAAAACAGGAAAAAGTTACGATATGGACAAACCTGATAGGGTCACTTCAATGAATGCTGAGATTGGATTTTATGTAACCATTCTCCAGGGAATTAATAAATTTCCAAAACAAAAGATTATTAAATGGTGTGTAATAAATCCAACATTAGAAAAAGTGTGGATAAATTCGATATCAAAGGTAACACTAACGTCTGTTGACAAGAATTATAAATCTTTAGTGGAAAAACTTGTCAACAAAGAACCCTTTGAGAAAAATATAAATGATCTTTGTATGTACTGTCCTTATTTTAACCAGTGTCTTTATAACAAAGAAGAAGGATTAAATATTAAAGTGGAGGAATTAAAGTAATGTTTGAAATTTTAGGAAAAAGGAGTTTAAAATAAATGCCTAGAATATATGTAGCAGGACCAATATTAAATGGTCATACTCTTCCGTTAGAAGAAGGTATAAAGAATGTTAATAAAGCTTTCTTGGTTGGATATGAGTTAATGAAAAAAGGATGGTCTCCTTTTATTCCACAAGGATCTCTTTACATGTCAATGTATTTAAAAAAAGAAACAGGGGTTTTCCCATCTTGGGAAACCTGGATGGCTTTGGATAGTGCATATATTTCAGTTTGCCAAGCATTGTTTTATATTGGCTCTTCTAAAGGAGCAAACAGGGAATTAGACTGGGCAAAAGAACATGGATTAATTATTTATTATAAGCTAGAAGATGTACCTGAGGTAAAACCTGATACATCTTTGTTGAACTATAAAGAATCTAAAAAGGTATAAAATATGTTTGAAAAACCTAAAGAAGTTAATAACATTTTAAAGATGTTTGCAGAGAAGATTTATCTTACTAGCAAGCAATATGACCTTAACACTGAAGAAGGAAAAGCCATTTTTATGGCTGAGACAATGTTGAATTTGGCTAGTTTTGGTTATGCCTTTTTGATTGACGTGGCATCAAAATTAAACAGTAAACAAGAAAATGAATAAAGAAATAGAATTTAGAATAAAAAAGTTTACAGAAGAATGTGATAAACTTGTTTTCTCGATTAAAGATGTTGATTATAATCATGGAGGAATAGATGTCCAACATTATTTTCCTTTTGGATGGCATAGTGTTATGCATGATATTACAAAGAAATATAATAGGTTAATGGCCTTGCTTTCTTCAGGAAAACCACCTGCTAATGAATCTATAGATGATAATTTTAAAGATCTTTGCAATTATGTTAGAATTGGTTATGCGGTATTAAAATCCCAAGAAGCTTTTGATGAGGTGAAAAAAACTTTGCCAAAGAAAAAATCAATGAAAAGAAGAAAAAGAACAGGATATTAAATGATTCATAGGGTTTACAAACATCATTGTCGTTATCAACATAATGTTGAGGACAATCCTGAACTAATAGATAAAGCTTGTTTAACACCTCATAAACATGGATTTTATCCAAATAATCCTTGCGCTATAGAGTTTATTTTAGCTACTGAAAAATGGATTGATTTTAAGACTATAAAACAAGTGGCTATTGATACACTAAAGATTATAGCTGAATCTGATGATGTGCGTACTGATGGTTCACTAGCAGATGAGCAATTTGGTCCTTTACCTTTTTATGATTTTGGAACTAAAGATACTGAAACCTTGATTGAAGAATTATATAGGACTTTTATGAAGAAATTACCACTTAAATATAAACCAGCTATGCTACAAATTTGGATGGACGAGACTAATAAATATTCAGTTTGGTATGATGGCGGATCTTTAAAGTTAATTAGTGATTCAGGATATCAGTTTCCTGGAACAGCTTTTATTAACCAACCCTAATGCCTCAAACAGTCTCTGCTCCTTGTAGGTACTGTTATGGTTCTGGAGGAATAAGAAAAAGAGATATGATTGGTAGGATAACTATACATCAATGCAAAATGTGTGGAGGAACTGGCACTAGACTAGTGGTTTACGGATCAGGTGAATGGAGGATTGCTAAACAAATTGTTAAAGGATTATGGCCTGGAATTAGGAAACATAATAATGATAGGGGATGGAATAGACGATGATGGTATTAATAATTGCCTTTGGTATTGCCTTTGCTGGTTGGGGAATTGCAATACTAGAGTGTTGGGAAGACTATGAAATTGAAAAGATCCTTTCTAAAAGGTCGAAATGACTGATATATCTAACTGGCCTTCTACAATACATCGAATGGATAAAAAATAGAATTTAAGGATACTCCCTAGTTTTAAAGTAAAGTAAAAATAATTATTATTTACAGTTATGTATAATGAAATTATAAAAAATCTCTATGTAGGAGATATTGAAGATGTTCTTCGATTTGAAAAAGATCATCCTGAAGGTAGGATCTTTTGTGTTTTGGAAATTAGACCAGAAGAAGAACCTATAGATGCTCACCATATTCCTCTTTGCAAGGAAATTAGTGGACAACTAAGGGTTAATTATGTTAATAAACGAGTTTTGTTAAAACTAATACATGAACACTTGATTAGAGGAAGAAAGGTGTTAGTACATTGTGGAGCTGGAATAGAAAGATCTCCTTTAGCGGTGGCTTGTTATTTAAAAGACTATCATGATTTATCATTAGACGAGGCTTATAAAATTGTTAAAGACCATAAACCACAAGCACAGGATAGAAGAGATTGGTTATAACAACAGGAAGTTGTAGAGGATGTGGATTATGGAAAACTACTATCAATCCAGACGATGGATATTGTGGAGATTGTAATTAATGACTAGAAAAACCTATGAAGATAATATAGTTTATCTATTTGAAGTTCCTTATCAAACTATTAATGGAGAAGGAGAACATATAGGAAAACCTTGTATTTTCATTCGATTCCAAGGATGCACCGTTGGTTGTAAATGGTGTGATGCTATGGGAACATGGCCTGAGAAAAGAGGAGATTTAAAACTTGGCATTGCAATGACTAATAAAGAAGTTTGTGATTACATAGACCAACATTTTCCTGCAACTGTTAGGGTATGGATTACTGGAGGAGAACCAACAGAACACGGTTATGAAGCTTATTCTTTGGTAAAATATATAAAGAAAAATTCAATTACTAGGAGAATATTTCACTTGATTACTGCAGGAAAGAAATATGATGAAAAAATGCTTTATGAGTTTGATAAGATTACTATTGATATTAAACCTCCAAGCAGTGGAGCCACTACACCAGAGGAATTCATTTCTTGGAGTATGGAAAATCCTGTTTTAAAAGGAAAAGTTGATTTTAAAATGGTAGTAGCCCCAACAGCTGAGGATATTACTTTTGCTAGGAATAATATACATAGGTTACAACAATTTGGACGAGATATTACTGTGCAACCCTTGTATTGGTCGGAAGCAGAGGCCAGAACAAATAAAGATTTATATAGTAAGGAAAATAAATTAAAGATGTTTGAAGAAAGATTTGCTACACCTAAAGGATGGGATTCTTATGCACAATTTGCTGAAGAGTTCTTAGGAACTGTTAAATATCCTAATGTTAGAGTTCTTCCACAATTACATAAGATTTATTGGCCAGGAAAGTTGAGTGGAATTTGAAGAAAATATTTTCAAGTACTTATAATTCATCAACTAGTGATAGTAATTCTGATTCTTTAACTTCTATTATTGAAAAATTAATAGAAAAAATGCATTGGCAAGATGATAATAATTTTGATGATACTCCTCAAAGGTTTACAACTTGGTTGAAAGAAAACCAAGGACTTTCTAAAGTGGATTGTAAAAGGAAATCTATTGAAGATTTAAAGAAAAGGTTTGCTACAAAGAACCAACAGATGGTAGTTGTTGGACCTACAAAGACATTTTCATTATGTCCTCATCATCTTTTACCTATAGAATATGATTCTTGGGTAGGATATATTCCTAATAAATGGGCTGTAGGAATATCAAAGTTATCTAGAGTTCCTTTAAACTTTTCTCGATATCCCTTCATTCAAGAAGATTATACAGAAGAAATAGCTGATGCTATTATGGAAAATCTACAACCAAAAGGTGTTATGGTGGTTGTTAAAGGAACACATAATTGTATGAGGATTAGAGGAGTAAAACAACCAGATGCAGTTACTATGTCTAGTGCTTTAAAAGGAGTATTCTTGAAACCTCCTAAAGGAAAAGATCCTAGATCAGAATTGTTAAAACTAATAGAGATTCAATAATGACTATTCTTATTTGTACTAATGTTGGTTGCGATGGTTTTGTCAAGGTTGATAAACCTTCAGATTTTGGAACTGCCAAATGTAATAAATGTGGTAGCGCTGTGTATGATTGGTTAAAGGCGGATAAACCTGATGAATGATTATTGTGAACATATAAAGGCTTGCAGTGAATGCAAAAAGAAGCTTTGTATTTATTGTATAGAGTTTTGTAGCGGATGTCCTATTGAAGGATGTGAAAAATGTTATACAAAACATTTATTTAAATGCCCTGATTGTAGCCAATTATTGTGTCCTAATGAAACTAAAAAAGATGATAAAGGAATTGAAAGATGTCCTTCTTGTCATTTTCAAAAAGGGAATTAATTTATGACAGATTGGGGAAGAGATTCTTATGAAGTTTTAAACACTATAGAAGTTTTAAAGGCTAATGAACTTAATAAAAAAACCCTAGTAATACTATCAGGAGGAATGGATAGTGCTACTTGTCTCTACATTGCCAAAGTACTAGGAAGTGATGTATCAGCTATTAGTTTTAGTTATGGACAAAAACATTACATTGAAGTAAATTTTGCTAAAATATTAACAAGTAATCTTCGTATTAATCATGAAGTTGTTAAGATAGATATAGCTTCACATTTTAAAACAGCTTTAGGAAAAGACTCTCATGAAATAATTCCTTCAACCCCAACAGAAGGACAAGTTCCTGCAACTTATGTTCCATTTAGGAACACTATAATGCTATCTATAGCAGCAGGATATGCTGAATCTTGGGGATTTGATAGAATTTTTTATGGAGCGAATATTATTGATTATAGTGGTTATCCTGATTGCAGACCAGAGTATATTAAAGATTTAAATACACTGATTAAGACTGCTTCTCCTAATAAGACTATTACTATAGAAGCACCAATCCTTTATTTAACAAAAGCTGATGTAGTCAAGCTAGGATCTGTTTTAGGTGTTCCTTGGGAATATACTTGGTCTTGTTATAGAGGAAGTACTACAGGAGTTCCTTGCAAAGCTTGTCCTTCTTGCTTTTATAGAGCAAAAGGATTTGAAGAAGCACAAATAAAGGATCCACTATTGAAATATGAATAATTATGATTTAATTGTAGATTCTAGGGAAAAAATAAACACTTTTGAAGCTTTAAAAGCATATAATATACAATACACTATAGAAGCCTTACCTGTGGGAGATCTTAAAGTTACTACTCCTGATGGTAGTGTTGTAATTGAAAGAAAACAAATGACCGATTTTATTGGATCATTGTTATCTGGAAGATTAGAAGAGCAAGCTAGAAAACTAGCTAATGAAAAATGTCCTGGGTTGATATTAACAGGATCTTTTCAAGAGTATAGACAACATGCAAAAACCACTAAATTAACAACTGACCATGTAATAGGGGCAATAGCTTCTTTGGTAGTTAAATATGGGTTAAGGTTTGTTATTTGGATACAAAGTGCTGAAAATAAACCTCATGCTACTGGAATAGCTGTAGCTGCAAAGATTGCTAAAAAGATAGCTGAAGGAAAGCTAGATCAAATACCTGATAGAAGATTAAAGAAGAAAACAGATAATCCGCAAAGAGAGATTGTTTCTCTTATTTGTGGAGTTCCTTGTGTAGTAGCTGAGAATCTTTTAAAGAAATTTGGATGTATTAGGGCTATTATGGATGCAAAGGACGAAGAATTGTTAGAAGTAGATGGAATGGGAAAGATAAGGATTGCTAAGATGAGAAGATTGTTAGGAGATGACAAAAATGACAAAAACATTGAATGAATTTGTTATATATGAAGCTGTAGGAGAGAAACTTCCTTTAATAATAGAATCTACCAAAGTTCCCACAAAGAAAGCTATCTTAGTTGAACATAAAGTTTGGTCAGAGAACACTACATTAACTCCATTATCAAAAGATATGGCAAGTGAACTAGCAAAAAGACATGCTAATATTAGAATCCTTGTAGATACTAAATGGGATCCTGTAAGGATGTTTATAGCTTCTTTTGAAGGTAAAGTAGAATCATATAATAGAAAAAAGGATTGCTTTTGTTTATCTTCTACCAGTGGACCTAGGACAAATATTATTGATTGGTATGAAATTTAATGGTTAATCATTTAATGAGGTACAAAGGCCAAAGAGGATTGGAATATAAATCCTCTCTCTCAAAAGGTATCTACCCAAAGTGTGGACAGATTGGTTATATACAATTATGGTATAGTTGTTTAGGTAGCTATTGTTTTTCAGCAGCACATGTAGGTAAAAGACGAAGGTCAAAATATCGCAAATCGCGATGAACAACAATAAAGAGGTGTTGGTTTTAAATGGAAGATAAAGAACAATTTCAAAAAGATTTAGTGAAAGAAATAAAAAAGGAATTAGAAAAAGATAAAGTACCTGATTTGTCTTTCTTGTTCGATGATAACTATATAGCAAATCTCAACGCTGCTGTATACTTGAGAGAGAGAGAAACAAGTAAAATACTAGGATTACATCTTGTATGGGCTGATGGTACTGAATTAATAATTACCAATCCTAAAGGAGTTGGTATACAAGTGATTAATAAAAATGGATCTATACAACGCTATCCTTAACGAATTAGAAAAAAGAAAAATTACCCATGTTAAAGAATTTGCACCGTTTTATATTTCATCAATAGGAACACATATTTTTAATATTGTAAATCAAAAAAAGAACATATGGACTTCTTCAGCAGGAACTGTTAATACTAGACAGCATATTTTAATGGTTACTGTGCCTGGATTTGGTAAATCCTTTATGTTGAAACAATTTTTAGACAAAGAGATATATTCTATAGTTAAAGGAACTGCAGTACCTGCCAGTTTTGAACAGAATTTTACAGAAGCAGGATTAATAGGTTCTATTTCTAGAGGACCTGGTGGAGAAATACAAACACATTATGGACTGGCATATAAAAAAGGAAATAATATAATAGGAGTTGAGGAATTTAGTACAGTTACCAATGCAATGAAACAAGATTATAATATGAATCTTGACACTTCAATGTTAACTTTACTAGATAGTGGAGATGTAATAAAATCAATGTCTGCTGGATCAATAGAATACAAAACTAATTTAACCATGTGGGCAGGAGTACAACCTGGAAGATATAACCTTTCTTCAGGATTAGGTAGAAGATTTGTGTTCCTAGTATTTGTGCCAACGTGGGAAGATATATTAGCCTTTAGAAAGGCTAGCAGAGAAGCTGATGGAATAGTAGTAGATCAATTAAGGTTGACACAGTTAAAGAAAGCAATAGATATTAGAGTGGCAGAGATTAATAATCAATTAACAGAAATAGAGTTTAATATGGATTTTTATAAAGAAATGGATAGATTAAATGTAATGCATTATGAAGAAATGATTTATAAAAGATTAGCTTTAGGATATTGGTTAATGAAAGTGTCATATCCTAATGGAAAATTAATAATTGGAGTTGATACTGAGTTGAAGAGAATTATAAATTTAGAACATGGGTTTAGAAAAAGAATAAAGAAAGGTACTGATTTAGACCAAGTTAGAGCTGTTGTTAAAGGAAGAAAAGAAGTAGCCTTTGAAGATTTAATTTCATTGTTACTAGACTTTTCAATGGATGAACAAATGGCTAGAAACTTGATAGCTACTTTGATAGCTTTTAAAGAAATAAAAATAGAAGAAAGAACTGATGGAAAATGGGTTATTCCTGTAGGCAGGAATAGCTTTAAAGAATATAAAACTGGTATAACTCCTTAAAAAATAGTTATATTTTTTTTAATAAAAAACAGGGTAAAGAAGGATAATCAAAATTATCCCTCTCTGTTTGTTATAGAGGAAACTTATTCCTCTTCGGTTCTTGAAAATATACCCTTTAACTTTGCAAGGATTGTGTTTGCTTTATTACCAATAAAGCTGGCACCAATAACTTGTAATACTATTGGAATAGCATTATCTTCGGAAATTGGTTCTCCAAATCCATTTACAATTACTAATCCTGCTATTGAAGCCAATCCTACAGAATATAGAAATTTCTTCCACTGCCATACTGGCTCGTCTTGAGCCACTGCAGCTAATCCAGAAACTACTACACCTGTTCCACTGGCCAGTATAATTGGGTATACAATTGTTTCTAACATTGTTTTATCGCCTCTTATCGATCGATTGTTCTTCGAGTCGTTTTAATATTCCTTCGATAATATCAGTCATCGACAGGGATCTTGTTCTCATTTTTCCTGTCTCTGTGCTTTCTAGAGAGATTGATACATTTTGCTGTGTAGCAGATATGTCCATCACCCTAAAGCTACCATTTAATTGTTTGCTTGGCTGTGATATCTTTATGATATCACCCGATTCTAAACTGAATCGGACAAATTGATTATAGGGAATTTCTCCTTTGATTTTAGGAGATGGGTTTTGGAATTCATCTAGAAGAGCATTAGCTACACCATCGACTTGTCCTTGAGTGCTCAAGGAATTATCAACGATAGTCTTCTCGTAATTATATCTTAAAACTGTTGATGTCGTGGATTGACTTTCTATTTGCTGTTCCGAGGATAATTTTTTACCAAGGAGGTTAATTGTATTTGCAAACTCATCTGTGGATACATTAGGGACGGAGGTAACAACTATATCTAAATCATCGTCTATTGTTTTTCCTTTTGTCCCCATATAAACTTTAAATTCTTTATTATCAAACCAAACATCCTTTCCTAAAATCTCTCCTAGGATATGTAAAGCATCAAAATGGTTCTTCCAGGTAATTGTTCCAGTAATATTATTAGTAGGAAAACCGTCTGCTAGTTTCCAGGTCATTCCTGAAGGCATATCCTCGTTAGCAGAATCTAAGATTTGTTGAGCTGCTTCTTCTACAGTAATTTGGTATTGCTCTTGGCTGTGTATTTCTAAGTCAATGTTTGGATCTACATCGGTGATATCAATACTACCGTCAACAGCATCAGGATTACCATAATAAATATAAAAGTCAGTATCTGCATCAGGAGATACTCTTGCAGCTTCAAAATAGAGGTCTAATGCCCCTGTTCCTGAAGTATATGATTTTCTTTCGTGATTAACCAGGGTAATACCATCTTTTTTAGTTATTCTAAAATCAAACCCGTTGCTTTTGGCATGGTTCTTAAATCCTGTGTTACTAGCAACATTAAGCCTTAATGTAATATCAGTTTGCTCTGCATTAATATCTTTAGGTTTGGTGTGTATTAATCTTCTATATTTCCATGCACTGTTGTACCAATTTTCAGTAGTGTAAGTAATTTCTTCTTCTCCATCTACTCTAAAAACTTTCCTGGTTAAATGGAAGGATAATTCACAAACCACTAAAGTAATATCATGATCATCTAACGATTTTTCACAAACTATTCCATGGAAAGGTTTTAAGAAAGGAACAAAAACCTCTCGTTCTATTAAAGCATTAGCTCTGCCAAATTCATCATTAGGTATAGAAAAAACAAACTCTGTTAGTTTATTCAACTTATCAATATATTTCCAATTAAAAAGGCTATTAAATTTAGCTTTTTCTTTATATGGTTGTTGACCTACTATTCCTACAGCATCTGCTAATGAATACTTTAAAGTATATGTTAAAGTTGACAAGTAGGTACTCTTTTATTTATTAAGCTGGTCTTGCATGATTGCAGTGAGGACAAGTAACTGAATTATCAATTACTGGAGCTTCTACGAATTCTTTTTTACAAGCTTCGCATTTTGCTGTTTGAACAACATTATATTTCCTACTAGTCCTTGTAGACCTGGGAGACTCTGTTGTGAAACTTACCTCTCTCTCTGTATTATCTTTTACCATATAATCACCTTATTTTAGAATAACATACACCGTTTGTGGAAATTCATAGTTGAAACTAGGTCTTTCCCTTGCTGTGATGCTTTCATCTAATTGGTACTTTAGTGTGTAAGTTAAAGACGCCATTTTTACCTAAATACATATGCATAAGTAATTGTAGCTGTTTGTGCACTGGTAACTGTAGCTGGGCTTGCTAATTTTCCTATAGCAAACAAGTCTCCTGTTTCATCAGGTCCCCAAAACACTGCCAATTTTCTTATAGTAAATGGTCTGGTATATTCTGTGGACGGAATAAATGTTTCTAAAATTATTTCAAAAGGAGAACTAGTATTTCTAGAGGCTGCGGTTATTGCTAGCCTATTAGCAGTAGAAGGAGGAGTTTCTGTGTCAGTGTCACCTAGAGCGGGTTCAGTATTTCCTGTATCTGGTTCCATGTATGAAAGTTCAATATTGGTTGCTTCATCACCAATTAAAATATCTCCAATGTGTTTTATTGCAACATTAGGAATAATGTTATAACCACGATAGGTTTTATCACCTTTTTTTGAGTCATGAACAACAATTTTAATAGTTCCATATCTTCTAATAATCCCTAGTTTAACTCCTAGTGTAAAGGCTATTAAAGCTATTTTACCTGGTAATTTATCTAGAAATTTATGACTAGAAGGAAATGATAATCTTTCTTTATGATGAATATTTATAGGCATTTTATAACTCCTTTCTTGTTAGTTCTACTAATATACAATCTTTCTCACAAGTTTTAAATACTTTGGGTAATGGTGTTCTCAAAGTCCATGTAGTTTTACAAATTGAGCATTGTCCTTTAGCTAGATGTATATAATTCCAACAATTTACACAATAACAATAGCGATTATATTTTATTTTCCATTTCTGTAATATAGGCCAATTAATGAAAAGATAAGGTTCTTCTTTGATTTTAAATCTAGACAAATACCCAATCAATCCTACCTTATTCCAATGTAATTCTACTTGTTGGCATCTATCACACCAATATGTTTGTAATGCGATTTGTCCTATGATGAATTGTAAGAGTTCTCGTAGCATTTTAGTCATCCGTGAGAATTACTGTTGCCAAATCATCTACTTTATAATCAGCACCAACTCCCTTACTACTGTCTATCCTTGTTATCTGCCCAGTTGCTGTGTCTGTATATTTGTGAACTCTTTCTATTCTATGAGGTGCTGTACCTGCTCCATCAGCATCAGATTCCACAATATGACCGATGAATAATTTTTCCTCTGCACCAATATTTATAAATGACCAAATATGTAATTTATTTGAATCACCAGTATATTGTGTGTCCATGTAAGGCTGACTCGTTCCAGTTGAATCAACTCCACCATCAAGAGAATGTCTTGAACTATAATCACTATTTGAGTCATTATTCATTGTTAAAATGTGTCTTTTATCATCACCTGTTTTTAATGAATGATAAATCAATTCACCAAATTTTCTTGCTGGTAATGCTTCCGATGCACCTAAATCTAAATCTGCTGATGTTCCACTTAATTTATTGAATTTACTTGCCCAAGCCATCTTAATCACTACCCCATCCTGCAATTATAGATCCTGCTGCAAAGGATCCAGATCCAGTATTATTAATTTCATATTCTGTTATCTGTGTAGATGTGTTAGCCCACTTACCAACAAACTCTCTACGTCTTGGTGCAGTTCCAGCTCCAGCAGTATTTTGGCTAACAGAATGCCCGATGAATAATTTTTCTTTGGAACTAACATTAATGAAAAATATATCTATAAAATTATTGAATGAAATATTTAACATTGCCTGTAATGCTGATTGTGAGATTCCTGTAGAATCTGCTCCTCCATTGTCACTATATCTACTTGCATAATTGCCTGATGTATCATTGTTCACCTGTGTATTCATATCAAGTGTTCCTGACTGTTTTATGAATGCCATTATTCTACAATATTTTTTTGCTGTGAATGTCCCACTTGATAAATTGTCGCCTGCACCACTTAGTTCGTTAGGAGCAAACAACTGTCCCCAGAAATTATCTGTGTGAGTATCTGCTGAATCTAATCCTAGAACTATTGCCTCACTTCCAGATTCATAAGTCCCTGCATTTGGTCTTACATCAACTCTGTTTATTGCAGCAGATGTATTAGCCCATTTAGCAACTCCTTCTGCTCTATTTGGTGCGTTGCCTGCACCTGCTGTGTTTTGATTACAAGCCTCACCACCACAAACTAATTTTTCTTTTGATGAATAATTTGCAACATAAAAATTATAGAATGTTGGCGAAGTATTCCAGTCAGCATCCGTATAATTAAATTTAGTTACTGACGTTGATGTAGCATCTGCCCCACCATTTCGACTAAATCGACCACAAAAATTAGTTCCACTATCATCATTAAAACCAAAATTTGACCGAGCCTTTACGCTAGGAACATGATATACTAATACGTTTAATAATCTTTTATCTGATAATCCTGTCACATCAATATTTGATGGACTGCTTACTGCACTTGTTCTTCCTAATTCTTTCCATCCACCTATATCTCCTGCTCCACGATGCATAGAAGTAAACATCATCATAGGATCTGCAAAGCTATTAAATCTAGAATAATCAGGAGATATAAATTTAGCGAAATTTTGTTTAGCTTCTCTAGTGAAATTTCTTAACCCGTTTTTAATATAATTAGTACAATATTTTCCAAAAGAGTATTCACTAATGGCAGTATTTCTTATAGGATCATTACTTTTAGCAATCTGTTTTGCAGATTGTTGAAGAAGAGAAGTATTCAATTAGTAATAATTATTACTATTAGACTGCTACAGCCTTTAGTAATGTAAATTCGACTGAAATACCTAAAACCCATAAATCTTGGCCTAAGGTATCAGAAGTATCTGAAGGAACTCTGCGAACTCTAATAAAATAGATATCGCCTGATTGAGGAGATCCTCCTGGTGTTATAGCAGAAGTCTGAGCTGTTTCCATTAGATCGTTTACTGATGTAACAGTGTCTGTAACCGATTGAGCTGTTCCTAAAGCAGCATCTAAAGCATCGTCGTTGCCGATAGCTACTGCAGCAATGAAGAATTTTGCATCAGCTGATCCAGCTGCACAAGTCCAGTAAACTGAAACTTTAATAGTAGAAGAATAATCAATATTTCTCATAGGTTTCCATTGTGCCCACATATTAGAGGTGGTTGCATCAGGCATTTTATGACCATGCCAATTTAATTGATTTGTTGAAGTTTCTTTTTCTTCAAACGTTGTTGAATCTGTAGACGATTTCATAAATGCTCCTGCAGATATCCATAAATCTTGTAATCCTCTAACTTCTAAGAAAGTATATTCTCTAGGATTAACTACTTTAATAAATTTATATTTTCCTAAAGTAGTGTCATATAATAGATCTCCTACAGTCATATTAGCATCTGCTTCGGAATCTATTTCAGAAGTAGTACCTCTACGAATTCCTCTTTTATTGATTAAAAGGGCTGTAATTGTATCTCCAGTACTCCATTTATCTAGGGCCATCTTCTCTCACTGTTAAATCAATTAGTTCTATGAAACACCATGATTCATAATCTTTTTTACAAGGTCCACAACTTCTTGTTAGGTAATTACCTTTACAAGATAGACAGAGGGACTTGTAATACTCATTTCTTATCTTTAAGGTTTCATTTATCTCCTGATGGACAATTTGTTCCAAAAGGGATATCCTTTTATAATGGAAATCTATCAGATAATCCATAGGATATGTTTCATCACTATTTTCAGGTTTTAATCCTATAACTTTAATATCGGAAGGTAATTCTGAGTGTAATTGTTTTAGATGTTCTTGTAATCCTTGTATTTGTAATGCAATATCTCCTATTTTTTGATAGCAGATTAAATTATCTAATTTCATCCAATATCTCCAAAACCTACCCTGGCGGTACCCACTTCAAAAGTTCCAGTGGCTTGTACAACTGGAGCACTAATAATTTCACCAATAGCACCTCCATCTATGACATCTTCTGATGGTAAGGTGTCTGTGTAATAAGTAATTTTAAATGAAATTGATAATACTTGTTGAGCTCCTTGTTCAGTTACTCTTTTCAACCAAAATGGAACACCTTCTCCTGCTTTTAACAAGCCTATTGGAAGGACTACTGTATCATAAGGACCGTCTGGAGAATCAGCATCTTCTGAAAAGAATTTTAATCCTGAAGGAGTAGTATCTTCTGTGGCGATAGATTGTGCTACACCAGAAGTTGATCCATCTCCTTTCCCTACAGTATCTAAAGCACCGGATATTTCAGTTAAAACAGGATTGGTAGTAATTTCTATTGTTACTCCGTTGATAGGGCTACCTGAAGGATTGTAAACGTAAAAACAACGATATTCTGTTTTACCTGTTAAAGCTTCGGATCTAGTAATATTGTCAAAAGCATTTTCAAGGGTATTATCTGTTACAGCTGTAGAAGACATTATTCCTCCTAAAGATCCCTTAGGATCATTATTGGAAGATCCACCAGATAATCTTAATTCAGGAACAGCCATAGTTTATCTTTTCTTTTTAAGGAACATTTTTTGATCACAGGAGAAAATAGACTCATTTGCTCTCCATTTAACATAAGTATCTACATCTCCAATATTAAAGGGCTTTGGAATGCCATTGATGACAGTTGTCGGTTTAGAGGCCAATGTTCCTACAGAAACTATTGCATCATCTTCAAAAGTCCATATCATATCTTGTAAAGTGGTGGCATCTACAGCTGTTACGACTAGTCCTGTTGGATTTTCTACTATTCCTAACCATCCTATAGTGTCATTTGCTACTACATCATACCATCCAAACCAATTATCGTTTATAAGATCTAGACCAGTAGTAGCATTACTATCATCAGTAAAAGTGAAAGGATTAACTACTGGGGAAAGATTAGCAGGGTTGCCTCTATTGGCATCATCGGTGTTTTTCTGGTTAAAATCGGGAATATCAGTTGTAGTGTTTTTTGTACTAAGGGCAAACCTTTGTTTAGAAGTAGCTATTTTAAATTTCTTTGTGTTACAAACCACTCTAACGTAAGGATTTCCTCTTCTCATATCAATTGTATGATCTACAATACCATATTTTACTATAAATTTACATTGTGAATCATTAAAGCGTTCGAAAACAACATCATGTAAAGTAACTCCTAGGTCACTATTTGAAGCAATTGGTTTAATAGTTCCTGTGGATTCCCATGCGATTCCATCCCATCCAAAGATTTCTACTCCGGGAGAGGTATTTATTTCTGCTCTAATTAATCCATTTTCTATTACTCTCTCTCCAACGAATTCATGATCAGAAGAATACACTCTTGTCCAATCTGCTTCATCTGCTTCATTTTCTGTGTCCCATACTTTGATGTTACCATTTAAACGATTATCTAGATCGACATCATATGAAATGAAAATGTTAGGATAGAATATCCATACAAAATCACTTTTCAAAGTTTTTAAAGAAGTTTTATCTGAAATTCCTTTAATAAATAATTTAACTTCAGCTACATTAGCAGTAATAGTTCCATTGAAAATCCTTGTTTTATCATCCATTCCTGTCATTTCTCTGTAATATAATTTTGTTACACCATCTTTAAGATAATCTAATTGAAATATTACTTCTGTCTTTGTAGCAGATATATTCTGAGTTGCTAAAGTTGTTTCAACGTCATCTACTTCTTCAATTAATTTTAAAATGTTATTGCTTGCGCCGGCTGAAAGTTCTATGATAATCTTATCACTAGTTGCTAAATCTTCGAAAACATATCGTAGTTTTTCTGTTCCAGAAGATAAAGATGCATCTTGTAATTCCATATGACCGTATACAGTTATTCCTGGATAGAGATAACTAAAAGTAGCATATGTACCGATTTTTGTAACTTCAGTACCATCAACAGATTCTAATTTAACTTCCAGTTTACCAGAAGCAACATCAACAGAATCATTTGTAATGTTTCCTGAAGAAGTAATGTTTAACTCTCCTCCCATTGTAACATTATATTGACTACCTAAAAGATAGTTAATAATTGGAATACTTCCATCTTGAGAGGTTCTATCATAGACCTTTGCTAAAGGACTGAATTTTTCAGCTGCTACTGGAGGAGATATTGAAAATCTAGCCATGTTAAGTTAATAAAAAGTCAAAGAAGAAATCCAATAAAGGATCTCCAAAGGATACATTACCTGCGATGCCATTAAGACTACCAAATCCAACACCATCTTCATCTAATTCCAAATCTCCCGAATCACCATCTTGTAAATCTCCTTTATTTGCAAATTGTATTAGTTCTATGTTATAATCAAATGCTACCGTATCTGATCCATTATGGTTAACATATTGAGGTCCATCTACACCAGATTCTGCACTATCTAAGGCATATGTTCCACTATAAATAATATCAAAATCTGGATCAGTTGTTGCAAATATTACTGTTGGTTGGTCAGGGTTCTTACAAAGTTGTTTCAAGGCATAAGCTGCAGATAATGGCCAAATCTTTCCAGTTATTTGTAGTACAAAGGTTTCAGGACCTGTATCTATAACAAAAGGGAAGTTCTTTAATACTTTATCTACTTGCTGTTTCCTGGCAACTTTCCATTTAATAGATTCTGGAGGGATTGGAAAAGTTATACCATGTAATTGCCATGTATAATTAGGCATTTTATCTTGCTAACCTCTTCATTGATTTACCTCGGATGCTGTCTCCTAATAAAGAAGACAGTCGGTCTATTAAATCATCCACGGTTCCTTCAGATGCATTACCTTCTATAGTGATATTAATATCATTAACTACAGTAGAAGTGTTTCCTCCTTTAAGGTTGTTCATTATTCCTGATAGTCTATCTAGAGGAATAATTGCTTCAGGACCAGCTTCTCCCACTAATCCTAGTGTAGGAGCTGTTATAACACCACCGCTGGCGAATCCACTTATTCCACGACTTTTGGAAAAGGTAGTAGATCTTGCTCTAGCCGCTAATGATCTCATTGCATTAGCTAATTCGTCTGCAGCACTTTGAACTTTTATTAATCTTTCATTAACTCCTATGATTTGGACTTGCATGATATATAGGAGGGTGCTTGTGTGATTTAACTTTGCTATTAATCTTGTTAACGAAGATATAAAGGTCGTAGAAGTTGCATTGACTACCGTTAACCTTCCATTAAAGGTTGTAGATGTTAAAGATAACGTATTAATTAGGTAAGTTAACGTATCTGTGCTAGTCAATAAAGTTAAGAAACTGTTATTTAGAAGGTCGATCATTTCAGATAAAAGTGTTATCCTTGCTTGTAATTCCTCGGATTGTATCATTCCTGTAAGGTCACCAGCTTCTGCATAAGCAGGTTGCATTGAAGGGATAAGACTAGCTAATCCACCCAATAAGGCTGCTATGGTAAAGTGTTCTTTAAACCATTTTTCAATACCCTCCGCTAATCCCTTTCCCCATTCTTCTCCTTTCGCAACAAAATCAGAAAATCCAATAGCCTCGTCTATTATTTCTATGATATCCCATAAATCATCTGCCATAGCTTTAATTCCTGTCCAAATTGCAGATCCTATTATTTTCCCGCCATTAACAATAGTGTTCCAGGCGTCTGTAATAGCTTTAGGAAGATCCTCAGTGAAAAATTTAGGAACATCTTTCTTGAAAAATTTATTAAGCCATATACCAGCATGAACTACGGCATCATTAACGTCTAATTTAAATTTTTCCCAAGATTCTGCTGATTTGATTTTAAATTCAGCATAACCAATAATTAAATCATTAATCCAACTTCTCCAATTCATATCGGCTTCTTCTAACCACGTAGGAAAATCCTCTTCCCAAAATTTAGTCCAACCATCAATCATGTTTTTAAGACCTTCCTCATGCGATTTAGCAACCTCTTCATTCCATTTAGTAAAAGGTCCTTCGATTAATGACCACCAAGCAATTTCCAAATGAGTTACCGCATCTCTTAATGCGACATTTTCTTCCCATACCTCATGTGTCCATTTTGCTAGTTCCCAACCTATTATAAATCCTGAAACAACGGCTATGGCAGCAAGGCCACCAACAAGTAATATAGTTGCGGTTCCGGCAAGCATAGCAGTAAGTCCAAAGAATTGCAAAGCTGCACCCATTACCAACATTGGAACGATGAATTGTCCTATAATTGCTAATCCTGCTAATGCTCCTACTATTAATAAAATAGCTGAAACAACAAATTTTAATAAAGGTTTGTTTTTTGTCAAAACCTTCATTATTGCTTTAAGAAATTTTCCTCCTTCTTTAAGTATTGGAAGTAAATCCTCTTTTAAAATTTCTCCTAAAGTGAAAAAGAATTCTTGTACTTCCTTATCTTCAGCTAGGGATTGTAATATTGCTTGTAATTCTTGTATTACTGGAGCTAATCCCATAGTAAATGCTAGTTTCAGAGATTGGATACTACCGGCCATTCTCTTTATTAGAGCAACTAAAGATTTTTCAGTTATCACCTCTGCTTGTTTTTTAGCAGTTCCTTTTTGAGAAGCTCCTTCTATTAATTCATCTAAAATCTCAATGTTATTAATTAAAGCTAAGAAGGCTCTTTCAGCATTAGCATCCATTTTTAGTGATTTTACAAAGGCTGATACACCCAATTCACCATGTTGTTTTTTAATTTTTACTATAGCTGTTTTAAATTCTTTTAAAACTTGTCCAAAATTCCTAACTTTTCCTGTAGAATCAAAAATCTCAACACCCATAGCTTTCATTGATGTACTTAAAGCTACTACTGGGTCTCTAAGATCTCTAAATGCTTGACCTAGAGCTAAACCAGCCCTACCACCTTGTTGACCAATAATATCACTAACAAGACCTACCATTGCTCCTGTTTCTTCTAAGGTTAATCCCATTAGTATGGCTTGTTGTCCTGCTGCACCAAAGGAAATGATCAAATTTTGTATTTCAGCTGTTGATTGTCTGTTTACATTAACTAGAACATCAGCAACATCTTCATAAGAACGATTAAACATTTTTGAAACTTTGACAATGTTCTGAGCTGCATCTGCTGCGTTAATTTCTTCAATTGCCATCAAGTTAAGAACTTGTGTAACAGCACCCATTGTTTGTTGAGCTATTTCTAATTCAGTGCCTACAAATTTAACTGCTTTGCCTACTTCTTTGGTAACTGTAGCAACTTCAGCAATATTGAACATAGTTCTACCCGATCCTAGTGTTAACATAGCATCGTTCATATACTGTATAGCTACAGCAGTTTTCTCGCTAGTGGATGTTAAATCTAATCCTGAAGCAATAACTGCTCTAACCATAGCATCTTGTGCTCCAGCAGCCTCTGATACAGTGCTTTGAACTATCCTACTAACTGATCTTAGAGCATCTCTAGCCCTGTTAGCAATAAAACCCCATTGGAAGGCCATAAAGCCTAGGGATTTTATATGTTTTTTAGCTACTTCATCAGTATCTCTTAAAGTAACATTGACTTTTTTAAGGTTATTATTAGTACCTTTAAAGGCACCTTTAATATCATTAATATCAGCCTTTACTTTTTTAGTAACTGCGTCTATATTTTCAAAGCCTGTTGAAGACAGGTGAATATTAAAAGTTACATCAGTTCTTGGCATATTTTTTGTTTATATTTTAAAATAAGGAAAGAAAAAAGAAGTTGTTAGTGAGAGTGTTGTCTATATTGAGGATTGGTTGCATACATTTTAGAATATCTTTGTGCCTGTTTCCCTTTGTTAGATCTTGCCAAAGATTCGACTTCGCGATTTGATTCAGAAAGCATTGCTATAGAAAGAAGAATGCCTTCAGCAGAATCTCTTTCGAACCCTAAAATTTCATGAGGAAATGCACAGGGCACTGCCTGACAGAGCTGTGCTAAGGATTTGCCGAATTTTGACTCTGCAATTTTTTTCGAGCTTCTTCTGCTTCTCTAGTCATTCCTGTAATTTCTGTTATTTTGTTAAAAATCGCTAGAACAGTATTGTAACTTAGATCTCTAATGTGAATTGCTTCACCAGTTAGTAATCTAGGATCATTATTGTCTATGGTTACAGGAGGATCTATTGTGCAAGCAGGTAGGAGGATGTCAATTAAAGGGAGTATTTGTTCTTTAAGATACTTTGCATCCTCGTCTGAAAGGTCATCAGATTTTATGTCATGTACATTCTTTGGCATTGAAGAAAATTTATCTAAATTAGATAAAAGATCATAGGTAGGTATTGGTCTTATAAGCCAAGTTACCTTTCCTACACCGTCTTCCTCAAGGTCAAAGCTTGTTTGTGATTTTTTTCGAAGCTGTGATACTTTTGGATTTGTCATTAAACCTCTTTATCCAGTAAATTGTGCATTAGTTTTTTCATTAACTATTGTCACAAGTATTGGATCACCGTTTGAATCCCTTTGGGCTGTAAAGTCAATTGTTTGTACTAATCGTTCGTAGTTGTCTACTGGTAAGTTATTTGTATCATATGCAATATCTGGAAGATCTACTTTAATTTTTCTATAAGCTTCACCAGAACCATATGAACCTTCTAGTACAACTTGTTTATCTGTACCATCTAACCAATCTTGATATCTAGTTTCTACATCATATCGTAGATCCATTGAACCAGTAACATCAAGCATGGCTATAATACCAGCTGGAAGATATTTGCTACCTAAAGCAAAAGAATCTTCTTCAACATTATTCTCACACGTAATTGACATGGATTCTACAAAAGTAGCTGACGAACCACCAAAGGTTGCAGAAACTTCTGTTCCTCCTAAAGGTCTTTCCACAGAATTGAACTCTGGGAATGTAACTGAAGATAAGGTACCCATAGATAATTCTTTTCTAAATACAACATCAAAGGAAGCCATTAAAAGTTCAGCTGGATTGTAATCTAATGTCATAGTATTTACAATTCCACCAACATATCTATGAGCTTTGACATCTCTTCCAAATTCAGCCCTGAAGAATGGAATTGTCTTGGCTTTTGTAATAACATGTTGATTTACATCAGTGTTTGGGGTTCCTAAAGTTGTAGTAACAGTACCTAATGCATAATAAACTAAACTCGCAGCTCCAACAGGAAACAATGGAACACTTATTGATCCAGTGAATTTCTGTGGTCCTTGAATTTTACTTCTTTTAACCCTATCAGAGGTTGTTAATGGATAAATGTATTGATGATCACCACTAATATCATCTCCACCAACATCTAGTGCATGAGAATTTGCTCCGAACGAACCAAATGACTCGTCTGTAAAGGTTGTTTTCTTTTCAAACAGCATATATCGGTCGGTCATATTTTTTTATTCACCTAATTATGATTGTGTTATTGAGACTTGCGCATTAATCTCGACCCTTACGGGAATAGCGTCTATATTTCTTTCTGATAGCAGGCCCTCGCCAGTAATAATTCGACATCGAGCTATTCTGACAGTGCCACTAATAGTTTTAAGATGGAATTTATCATAAACCTTCTCGGCCACAGCAAGGGCATTTTGTATGCCGGATTTAAAAGTATCTGTGGAATTTGAATAATAGAGAAGGTCTATTGCTATGAGAAAATTATTAAAGGTTGTTTTTGAAGTTACTCCTTCATCTGAAGTCATTGAACCAGGAACAATTGTAGCTTCATATTCTCCTTCAATAAAAGCAGGTTTAGCTCTCCACATATGAACCTTGGATCTAGAACCATCATCTGAAAGTTCTGTGATGGTCTTTGTATCAGTTTCTATTTGATCGAGAATTGCTGTCCATTTACCAGCTAATCCAGGCATAAATTATAATGGTCCTCTTGGAGGTAGTTTAGTTGTCCAGACATTAGTCCAATCAATTAACATTAATTCAACTTTAATACCAAGTTCCTGTTCTACAGCTTTCCTTGTATTACGAAGGATGTTTCTTGCTCTAATACCAGGGTGAAAACCAAATGCTGGGTTTTTTGGATTAACTAGTCTTTTGCTTATTTTAGGAACAAATCTACCACGAGAACGCTCAGTTCCTTGATCAAGATAATGGAATACTGGATATCTAGATCCTACAGTAATCATAGATCTTAAATCAGTTTTTCCATCTTTAGTTTCTTTTCTAAAGATTTGGATAGAATTTCTAGTTGTCCCTGTTTTAACAGGAGTATTTAATTGGATAATTTGTTTAGTATATTCAGCTGTGCCATCTATTAATTTTCTAGTAGCAACGCTATAGTATCTCCTTATTTCACCAATTTTATCTGCAAAATCTTTAGGATTTACTCGTAAATCAAAAATATATGGATCGGCCATTAAGATTCTTGAATATAGCCTTCAGAAGTAGTTAAGGCAGATATATCAGGAGGCAATCCTATTAAAGTTTGTTCAGAGATATCTTCAACGTTAAGGTCTACAGCTTCACGAGAAATTCGGTTGATAAAGAATTCAGCAACTTTGCGAAAATGATCCATCTTCTCTTTAAGTGCAACAGGAATATTTCCAAGGTCTTGAGAAATACCTTCACTATAAGAACCATAGGTTAACCAAACAGCAAAAGCTCTAGTAGCATCATCTACTTCAGCTGTTACAGCTAGAGGATCTTTAACATTATCTATTACTCTTTTAGCTCTATCTATATTAGCTTGAACAACTGTATCTGTAACGTGTTTACTAGGAACAACATCTAATAAATCTCTAACTGATTGTACCGTTACAGTCATAAGAATTACTCCTTAGTTAGTTGAATTTCTGGATCTTGCCCAAAAGGAGTACAATAATATTCTAGTTTTTTTAACCAGCCGCAGGATTTCTTTTTAATCATATTTTTTTCTTTCACCTTTTTCTTTGAAATCTCTTGAGATTAGCATACCAATTGTGAAACAACTGGAAATTGCAGATATAATAACAGTGTCATAAAGGGTTAATGAATATTCTAAAAGCGAATTAGCAACGTTAGTTGAAGTTAATGGAGCAAAAAATGATACTCCAAAATTTCCTACATATCGATATATTTGTTTTTTGATAAAAGGAGACATTTCTTCTGGGATAAAAAAATTTGAAGTGTAGATATCGTAAAATATCAAGGTATAGCTTTTAAGAAGCTACGCCTGTAATTGTAGCGATTCTACGGTTTTGAGTTTCCGTACCATCGAATGGTTGCGGAATATCGATGTATCTGAACCACTGTCGAATAAAGATGTCTTCACCACGAGGAATCTTCCATTTCTCTTGAGCTGGAATAATTCCACCACCGTTAAAGGTTGCCAAGAATCCTATTGTAGGATCCTGATATGGAACCACCAATGCTTCTGTGTCAACAGGCCATGAAGTATGATTATAAGGCTGTCTAGTCAATACAATCTTTACTTTATATTCTGTTTGCAAAAAGTCTTGAATTGGTTGGGTGATGTTCCTAATTAGTTTTAGTTTCGTGACACCTACAAATGCTTGAGCAGGAATAATTAAGGCAAATGCTGTTGGCTTGTTCAATTGGGAAGCTGGAATATTGGAATTTTTCACAATATTTGCAATTGCTTTTGCTACATCATCTTCTGGAGTTGCTGAGGCTGAAGACCAAGTTGCAGTTGCAGCAACATCGTTGTTATCATCTGCTTGATCCACAAGTCCTTCAAGGACATGTTTATCTCTTTCAGCTGCCAGATTTTCTGCAGCGCGTCTTGCGCTATCTGCTTCTAACCAGTCTGATGCTCCTCTTAGCTTTGCATCGTTAGAAATAAAGTAACGAGTTTCAGCTAGTTGAAGATCAACTTTCTTGATATTGTAAGTAACAGGTTTTGCTCTTTCTACCTGAGCTACATTTTCAGCAGGAACTGGATACTGTGTGTTGACAGCATCGTCGCCTGGAGCAAAGATTTGTGCTTCAATGGAATCCATTGCGCGAGTGACTATTACATCACCGGTTGCAGCTATTAAAGCCGATTCCTGGTAAATCTTTTCTCTAGTGATTGTCAATAAGACAATCTCATCAAAAGTAGCTTCTCCAAGTTTTGATATTTGCTCTGGGGAATATGTAGCTAGTTCATCTAGGGTTGCATACGGAACGCCTCCGTTAAGGCCATCATAGAATTTCATGATTATTTTACACCTAAAGGTATTGTACTCTTCCTATCGTCAATCTGGTGAGCACTTTTGTCGCACCAGCGGCGGAAGTTGTACCTACAGCCACGTCTTCCTCTGCAATTCCTACTATTCTTGCCAGTTCTTTAAATCTAGCTTCTAGTTCGTTACTAGCATCTGTAACTGTAGTGTTTGGAATTGTAGTTTTAGAGTATTTGTTAACTTTACCACCCGCGGCATCTACATAGAGAGGATCTCCTCTAGTAATTGCACTGTTGTTGACCTTGACTAATAGTCTAGCCCAACCATCTGCAAACACAGGGATTCCTTTAGTACCTATTTGGGTACCTGTAAGATCCGTAGTTGATGGGAAATTCAAATCGTGAGGATCACGAGTTGATCTATAGTTAACACACTTTGGTAGATCGGTTGATCCGCATTTATCAACTTTGACAACTGAAGATTCTGATACGTAAGTTAGCACATAACCACCATCGTCAAGGGAAGTTGCATTTTTAAGTCGCATATTCCACATTTCGCCTGGTTCACGTGCTCTACCTCCGCCGTCAGTCATATTTAGTTACCACTTGTTATAGTTGCAGGAAGTTTTAAATCTGATAACTCACTGTGTTTTGAAATAGCGTCAAGGATTTTATCCTTTCCAGTCTTACCAGTCTCTTTAGGAGCTGGAGCATATTTCTTTGCGTCTTCAAGACCTTTTGTTGCATTATCAAGTTCTTCTCTAAGTTTAGAGATAGATTTTTGAGTTTTAGTAGCAACATCTACCATTGCATTCATTACTTGAACCTTTTTATCCCAAGGGATATCTAGGGTCTTTATTGAGTCAATTGGAAAGTCTTTGTCGATGCTTGTAACGTTTTTCACTTGATCACCAAATTTGGCTTCTGCTTGTCTTTCAAGCTTTTCATCAATTGTTTTAGTATATTCAGCGAATTTAGCATCTACAGGATCGATTTTAGTCTCATCTGTTTTGATACCATTTTCCTCTAATACTTTTCTGGAAAAAGCATACATGTCTTTGAATTTACTAATAGATGATTCATCCAATTTTTTTGATGTTTCAGTTGTAGTTTCAGTCTTTACGCCTAGTTCTTTTGCTAGGTCTATTCCTGATTTTTCTGCGGCTTCACGAAACAAAGTAAACTTCTCTTTTAATTCGTCAGGTTTGAGACCATCAAAGTTCTCTTTCTGATCGGGAGTTGTTTGTTTTGTCATTGTTTTAATTTGTTTATCCAACAAATTTTACATGCAGGACGTCTTACGACGGATAATTTGCTAATTTTAGCATTAAATGGTACCCATGCCTGGAATTCTTTTGACCAAACTGATCGTAGTTTGACTTCATAAGATAATCCAATCTCACCCTCTGAGAGAGTGATAGGGCCATTATATATACCATTTACATAAAGATGTTTTATTGGCTCGTGGCGCAGAGTGACACCAGTGACCTTTCCATCAATTGTTGCACCGAAGAGATCATGTTCTGTGTTTAAAAGAGTTTCATCTCCTGATTCCAGGAGAGATTTTTGTTCATTGTAAAGATGGGTTATAAACTCTGGAGTATAGACATATTTGGTACCATACATATCAATAACAGTGCCTACTGCAGCAGCAGTACCTTCAAAAGTCTGGCTTGTTTCATCTATAATAGCTTCTCCGTTGAAAGAGGAAGTTAATTCTGTTCCTTCTTGGGTAGATAATTCAGCAAAACTGGATGATAGATCTGTAACAGCACATGCACATTTAATATTATTATAAGGGACAGTTCCATCCAAGCAACTATTAAAAGATTTTTGTCTAGAAGGTTTCCATAGTAAGGTTATTTCTTTGCTTTCTCCTAGATAAGAGTTATCGAATATATTAGGTAATCTTCTTAATATCCAACGGTCATGTAGGAGATTACCATTAAAGAATAATTCACTAAACTTGCTGGTTTGTTGACCTACTATTAATTTTCCTTGGTCAATTATTTCATATTTTTCATCGTTTTTAGTATCTCCTTCAAAGGAAAACCATTTAAGATCTCTAGTGTCTTCGGATTTGAGACCAAATAACCTAGTTACGGTAGGAGCATCTAATATTTCTATTTGTGAAGAATTTTCTGGTATTTTAAACTCCCAAAACTCTGCTTCATCATCACTGGAGAGAATTGATAGTTGATAATAACTAGTAGATTCTTTATCTGTGAATTTATGGATTATATAAGGTAATTCTTTTTTAGTTTGGTCTTTAATTATCATTGGTTTCTTCCTCGTCTTCTACATCTTTACCATTAAGGGACATTTTGATATCTTCTGGAAGCGAATCATCCATTTCTATAGGAGAAGTGATAAATCCTGAAAGCTCATAAGAAGAACGCCAAAAACGACAGTGTCCTTCTGGAAGTATTCTTTGAGGATTAGCCTCAACTATTTGACAAGTGTTATCTGAAAAGTTATCACCTTGAATGTAGTGCATACAATTACCACAATTCCTTTCGAAAGGTGATATGGATGTATAACTGCAATATTGTTGATCGAATAATCTTTGCTGTGGAGTAGGACGATAGTTTCCTGCAATAATCATTGGGATTCCTATTAAAGAGTTCTTTGACATTTTTGATTTACATTCATTAATAGCAATTGCTATAGCTTGCTTGTCAATTTTATGACCTTTCTTTCTTTTTTCATGTAACACTTTTCTAACACAGTCTTGGTCAACATCTGCTTGTAATGATAAAGCTACTTCTATTTCATGTGAAAATTTTAATTCTTCTTCCATTATAATAGTTGTCCTTTTATTCTATCTCCTCTAGAATTTATCTCCCTTTCTCTTTTACCTTGAGTTTGCATTCCTCCAGTAGGACTAGCTTGGTCCCTTCCTAAGAGATCATCAGATACAGATCGTGGAGAATTTCCAAATCCTTTGGATTGTGTGTTATCTAACCAATCAATTAATTCTTCAAATTGGTGTTCAGTTAAAGGATCTAATCCCCAAATAGCTCTGATTTCTGAAGGAGTAAACACCTTAGCTCCTACAAGGACTGATATTATTTTTGCTAATTCTGTTCTATCTCTATCAAGGATTAATCTGTTTTTAATAAATAATCTATTTACAACGGCATCATCTATTCCTGGACGAACTATTCTAATATGCCTTTTCATTAATTCTTCTAATTTCTTTTGAATAACAGAGGCATATATTTCAGCTCTTAAGGCTAGGAAACTAGAAGCATGTACTAGGGAAGTAAATCCTTTAGATTCTCCACCCATTAATGCTGAAGGAGTTCCTGATGGACCACCTAAAAGGCTATTAATTTGGTCGATTATTGGAAGAGGATCTGCATAAGTAGATGTTTTTGGTTCTATCCAAGTGATTTCAACATTACTACCAGTAGTGAAACCTTGATCGGCTTCTCTCTTAGCATTTGTTTCATTATAATCTTCAATTGCTTGTTTAGCATCAGCCTTTGCAGCTGTTAATTTTTCTGAATAAGTTCCTTTGTATCTAGAAGGATCAAACATGTTTAAGTTTAATTTATGCCATTCTCTTGGTAAAGCTCTATTTCTCCATAGCATATCATTTCTAATTAAATGTTGTTTCCATGCAATAATACCAAAAAGACTATTGATTGGGGCCATAGACCAAGTGTTTAAAGTCCATCTTTTTAGATTATCCCTAATCATTGAACGACGATTATGGAAACTAATATGTAAAATTCTATCTTTTCTTATAACTCTAGTTGCTAAATCATTAATAGAGTAATTTTCATCTATTACATAGAATTGAGGTTTTGAAATTAATTGAGCTCTGTCTTTAAAAGATATTGAAGGAGAACTACCTATTTGGTCTCTGGTTTCAACTGCAGTTATAGAATGCATTGGTAGAGGTTCTAAACCTGTAATTCCTTGTGAACCATTAAATTTGATAACATCTACAGCATCACCATATTTCCAAAGATCTACAGTATAATCGTGATATAATGCTGGAATATCCATAGCTTTATACCAATTTGTTGCTTCTTCTACGGCATTTTCTTCTTCATTTGTTAAAGTTTTATCTTGGTTTTGAATACTAGGATCTCCAACTGATTTTTGTACCATTAAAGCAATTAAGGAGACGGCTGAGAAGAGTCTTTCATCATCCCAATAAAGTCTATCTGCTAAGAGGTAACGATTTTCATTAACCCTTAAATTAGCAATTTCTTGTAAGGTTCCACCAATTATAGAAGCAGGTGCTATTACTAAAGGATCTACTATAGCTTCTCTTAAATCATAACGTTCAGTACCAGTTGTAGAAGAAGCTTGGCTACTAGCACTCTCTAGTTGTTTTCTTTTAAATAAATCTAAAAAACCCATTTAAATTACCTCCAAGATGCTAAGTGATGAATAGGAACATTTGAAGGCGATTTCCTTAGTTCTTCGTTTTCTCTTCGAATAAATGATACCATTTGTGCAACCGAGTCAGCTTGGTCTTTTGAACCTGTAGAAGGATGATCTACTTTCTGACCTCTAATTAATAAGAGTTCTTCCAGTTCTTTAAATAAGAGGTCCCCATAAGGAATCTCTGTGGTTCCTTGAGTAAAGTCGTTCCTTAGTAGAATCCAATCGTTGAGGTTTAAAGTGTGTTGAATTGTTTCTATGTTGTTTTCTCTCATTAAATTGTTAATTTCATTATGCATATAAGCATCAAAAATGTGAGCCCTGACAGGAAGAGCCTCAATTAAAGGTTTTACTATATCAATAACCTCTCGGAGATTAATTTCCTCGTCTTTTGGAGCTACAAACACAGTAGAACCAATTATCCTAATATCATCATTAGTTGATTTGTAACCAACTGATAATCCATAAGCATCGTTTTTAATGGAAGGATCGGTTGTTATATAGAATTCTATTGCATCTGGATAGAGTCTTAGATCTATACGACTTTTATCTATAGAAGGAGTAAATCCTAACTTTCTATCAGCTTTGTTGGTTGGAGGTTCTCCAATAAAACAATTTATAACTTTTATTGATCTTTTCTTTAAATCATCTAGTTTGATTTCATTGAAAAAGGTTTTTGTGTCAACTCCTTCTTCAGCTCCATAATCTCTATCAAAAATTTCAGGGTGTCTTTTTCTCTCTTCTTCTAAAACCTCTAAAGGAAGATCAGGATTTAATTCCCAAGTTTTCTTCCATACTGGTAAAGCCCAGTGCCAGTTTTCTGTTACAGCTTGTTTATAAAGAGAAGAGATAAAATCTCCTGCACTAGCTATTGAGGAAATAGCTACTCGAATATCTTCATTCCATCCTTTAAAGTTTGCTGTGGAATTTGCTAATTTAAAGTAGATTTCTTCAGGAGAATGCTTTTCACTGTCTTTAAAAGAGGATACCTCATCTGCTACAAAGACCTTTACTGTTCTACCTACGCCAGAAGCAACTGAGGAACCTAAGGCTTTAAAGGTGATATTTTTAGGGAATTTGACAGTGTTATATGTTACACCAGGGTTTTGTGAACAGAAAAATGGAGAATTTGTTAAAAGTTCTTTAGCCCTTTTAAAAACAGTATCTAGTGCTTGATCTTCACTAGGTGCTACATTGATACAGAAAATCTCTGCATTAGGCGATAGATGATAGAATTTTTGAGGATCTTTTAACATTAATAACTTTGCAGCTTCATAAAGACCTATCAAGGCTGCAATTGTAGTTTTTCCTCCTCGCCTACCAGAAACAAAGATTAATTCACTTTTTAATCGTTTATTAGTTTTAGAATCTATTTGATAGAACTCTTTTAGGATATCCTTTTGTGATTCCCAGAGTTTAAGATTTCCTAATAAAGGATGTTCCCAAAAGAACACAGGATCTATTGAAGCTTTTAATTGTAATGTTAATTTTTCTCCTAGCGATAAATCTTCCCAATCTTTGGGATTACAACTAGGAACTAGGCGTGTTATCATTAATTGGAGTAATGTTTTTTATTACTTTTTGAGATAGTTTATCAGCAAATTTTAATTTACAAGCGGGACAAGCTTCTTGAATTACTGTATCCACTACATTGTTATATTCAACATGGATGTTATCTACCTGGATTTTAGCAATGTTTTTAAATTCACCTTGTAGTTTTGCTAAGACTTCTAACCAATGGCGAGATTCTGCTAGTAACCCTGTCCAAGCTTTAATTATGCTAGGATCCTTGGTAGCTAGTTCAGGTTTTAGACTATCAATTTCAGATTGAATAGTTTCAATGGCTGTTATACATTCTTCAGTTTTGTCAATAAATTCATTTGCTAATACAGCTCCATTTTGAGCTATAATTGCATGATATTCTGGTTTTACATGATATCTTAAATGGTTATACCAATTAGTACTATAAACTTTGTATCCATGAGACTGTAATTGAGAAATTACTTCCTTCAATCCCATTTCTCTTTTAAAGTATTTTAACTCATAATCTTCAATACCGTCAATGGAACATAATTCGCAAGAGATAATTGCGTGTTTAGTTTTCCGTTGTTGCATTAGTTAAAACTCCTTTTTCTGCTTTTGTCCATTTGTCGTTGATAAACTTTTCAGATTTTTGGCAATCAGGTTTAGAGCATTGTCGATAAAGTTCGTCGTTCCAATGAAACTCTAACCATGTATGTACCTCTCTCAGGCACTGTACATTCATAATTATTAAAGGTTAACATTGCCTATAAAGCCACTGGGAACGGGATATTAAAGAATAGGTATATAGTGGGAAAAACAGGGCAAATATTATAAAAATTATAGAATTAGTAGGGATTTATGGGAAAAATTGAGGAAAACTAAATGATTTCGGTTTTATTGATTAGATCAGTAATGTCTATACCAACTAATTCAACAGGCCCTATATTTTTTCCTTGGTATTTAAAGTTTTTTCGATAAAATCTTTTTCTAGGTCTAATACCATTGGAATCTTCATAATCTCGATCATGTACTATTACAGTTTCAGTGTTTCCAGAAGTTCCAGGTCTCATTAGTTTATCTTGATAGTTTCTAACCCATCTAGGGGGAAGGACTTTGATATCAACTAAGATAGATACTATCATATGGCAAAGTTCGTGAGATATTGCATCAAAAGATTGTCTTAAAGCAATTATTCCACCAACATTTGGGATAAAGACATCTACTTGTTTAATATTTTTTCTTGTTATTCCATGAGGAATTCCAGTATTGAGAGTTCCTGAAGTTAATGCAATAAATTCTGAAGAGTTGCTTTCTGAAGAGTCCCATATTTTAATAGTCCAATCATTTAATCTCTTAGCAATTTCCCATTCTGGAGGAGTGTTTAGATCTGAAAATCCCCAGAAAATTATTCCTGTTTCAATAATAGCTTTATCAACAGGTTTTAAATTTGTTAGTTTAGGAGAGAACCAAATAGAAATTGCTTTGCTAGTCATCTATATCATCTTCCTCATAACTGTGAAATTCTTCAAAAATTTTCTTTGCTGCTATTAATTCCCCAAAGTTAATGTTTATAACTAATATTTCTTTTCCTAATTTCATTTCTTGGGCTAATCCTACCAGGGAAAGTATACTACCAATAGCTACCATAGGGTCTTTATCACTTAAAATACCTATCATTGCTTTTTTAGCTTCTTTTGAAAGGTTGTTAATTAAATCCTCTAATAAAATTTGTTTAGGTTCAAGTTTAATATCCTTTTTATCAACAGGTTTACTAATCTTCTTCTTCTTCGTCATAAGGATCCTCTGGTTTATACCAATCTGGAGGCGAGGGTTCTTTACCCGGAGGAAAAGGATTAAAAGGTTCAGGGGTTGGCAATTATAACAATAGTTATTAAAAGAAAATAAAAAATATTAGGTTATGGAGAATCGGTAACCTATTTCCTGTATTTATAGAGCCAACCTTTTCCACAAGGACAAGATTTTCTCATAACTTCATTATCCCTGTAAAGTGTTAAGATGTTATCATACATTGTTCTTACACCTAGTTTGGTTCTATGGATTAATTCTTGACATGAAAACCAATCATCCTGATGTTTTGTAAAGAAATCCTGTAGAACCTTCCTATTTGGAGGAAGCCATTCATCAGTGTTTGGATTTTTAGACATAAATTGTTGGAATTGCGTTAAACGCTTCTATTTTCTTATGTACTTGATAAGTTAGTTTAACATCTTTAATGTTGTGATCTAACACATAAGCCATAGCTTTTGGATCACCAAATCTTGCTAATTGCCATTCTGATTCTTCAATTCTAGTTTTTTTAACTTCACTGCCTGTTACAGCGCTAATAGCGTCTAAACGATAGCTATGTACTTTAATTGAAGTATGAGACATTTTCCATGTATCTCCATATCGAAGGGTTTTGTGTTTTGGTAATAGGTTATCTAATCCCATAATTAATGCTCTAGATCTAAGGAAAGGAATATCGTGTTTTCCCCAACCAACTGAGTAATGACCTATTAAAAGGTCAATTTTTAAAGATTTCAAATCAGTTAGGAATTCAGTTAAAATCCTCCTATCGAAATCAACTGTTCTTTTTCTTAAAGAGGAATTGATGTCTTCGCGAGTTAATTTGTATTTCTTTACGGCTATTATTTTTTCACCGTGAGAATACTTTGTATCAATTTCCCTGACTAGAAGAACCACAGTTAAAAGATTTCCAAATTCAGGATCTAGATTGGTGTTTTCAATATCAACATATCCTATTCTTTTAATTCCATACAATCGGTATTTTTGATGCATTGTATAGGCTGGATAGTCTTTTTTAATTAACTTTGATACCAATGTAATAATCCTTAGCAAGGAATAGTATTTAAATGTTTAGGAATTAATACAAAATTTTGTCTTCAATAATACTTTCTCTGCCTATAGTTTAATTTTAACAGTCAAGGCGAAGAAAAAAAAATATAGCCTTAAAGGGCTATAACTTTGTATTTTACCGCTGCACCAGCAGTTATTTTCACATCAGTACCATCGTGGGTACCTTCTGCGAGATCATAACTATTGCCATCTCCTTCAGTAATTATAGGAATTACCAAAGAAGGTGTTCTACCTAAGCTATGGGCAATACTTTGTTCAGCCCCGTTACCTGTTTGCTCGGTGCTTTTAAAGAAGCTAATTTTTCCACTTTGAATAGTAGAAGAAGTAAATTTAGCATTCGTGATAGTATTGTCTCTGATCTTTGCGGTTTCAACTGCATCATCAGCTAGTTTTGCTACTGTTACGGCGTCGCTTGCTATTTTTGCCGTCGTTACGGAAGAAGCTGCTAATTTGTCTGTAGAAACTGCAAGGTCAGCTATCTTTGCCGTGGTAACAGCGCTATCTGTGATCTTGGCGGTTGTAACTGCGTTTGATGCAATATCAGCTGCAACAATCGTAGCGTCAACGATGTCTGAAGATTCTACTTCGACATCTGTGCCAAGTGCTCTGTCAATATGTTTTCCAGAAGTCATAAAAATCAATATATTTTATTTCTCCTGAAATTTTAATGACCATGTCACCAAGAGACCGTTTCTATAGGTTAATTTGCTTTAAAGGTTATTAGTAGATTAACTATCTAATTGCTCCATCAATTGCAACAAGTCTTTAATTGTCATTATCAAAACTTTGTAACTTTTTCTCTACCCAAAAGGGTTTTGAAAAATGCTTATACATGGATTTTTGGGTAATTTCCCAAAAACCCCCTTCCCGCCGCGGAATTGGCGCGCTAATATTTATATATTATATATATAAAGCTTTCGTCTTATATATAAAGCTTTTGGTTATAAAATCTTTATATATAAGTACGATTTATATATTATAAAAAGAATATATAAGATGTAATAAAAAATAAAATTCGCGCGCGTTTTTATTAAGCGCGTAAATTTTAAATTTTATTATAGATCGCTAGTAAGCTAGCGCAACAGCTAGCTCGCGATGAAACGATCTACATAGGAAAACACACAGACATGAACACAAAGAAATCTGCAGTGTCCCAGTTCAGCGACATAGGTGTAGCTGAGATACCTGCAACAGACGTCTCCTTGACGAGCAAGATCGAGGAAGTGTTCCGAACATATCCAGACAAGTTCTTCACACAAAGAAACTTCGTCTGCGAAGGCTTCGGCAAACGCAATCCTCAGGTGCATCAATCGCTGATGCGCTTGCTAGAAAAAGGAACTATCTTCCGAGAAGGCAGCCGCAAGAAGTACTTCTACAAACTAAAGTAGAAGAACTTTCAGCGACTACGTAGTCGGAAATCCCCTATTTTTTTTTTTTCATTTTTCACCTGGATTTTTTATCAAAGGGGTGCCCTGGGTGCCATTGCTGCCCTTGCTGCCG